ACACTTGCAATGTGGTCAGAAAGATTGACTGCATTTATAGTGATATATGCGTTTGTAAGAACTAAACGGGCCATTATTCGTCCGCTCCTTTTTCTATTACTGGTTTGGTTGGTGTATTACTTGATAAATGGTCACCCTTAACTAGCGCTTCTGGGTTGCAACCTGCATCAAGCAATTCTTTTTCAGTGACTTGGTCACCTTTTTTCTTGTTTCCGAATACAAAATTATCGGATTTTATTGTATATGACATTATGCTCCATCTCCATATATGGTTACTTGGTATCGGTATGATAAATATTCAACATCAGCAGCTTGATAAACTCCTGATTGAGCCGCAGTAACTCTAAGCGTATCGACTTCTCCACCGAGAGTACGATCTGATTCAATTGCTGCTTTTATTGAATAATCTCCTGAACCAGAAAGATATTTATCGAGCTTGTCTTGGCCTGTTCTTTCAGAAAATCTCTGGACAATAACCATTACATCTACATTTGCTTGATCTAAACCACGAGCATTGTTAAGATCAAACGTAAGATCTAATTGACCAATTATTGCACATGGTGGAACAATTACATCAGGGACTAAATCATAAACTCTAAGTCCATCTATTTCTTGTAAATTGTTTTTTAATCCTTCTCGGACTTTACTTGGTAGCATTAGTATGCAACTCCGTTTAACTTCTTAAGTGGACGGATCAATGCTTCAACATCTGGATCCAATCTAGAAGTCAATCTTACTGTTCCCATATCAACAGAACCTGCAACTCCAAAAGGAGATTGCTTGCGGATAAACAATCTAGATGCTTGCAAACGTGCAGCTAAATTGATCTCTGAAGGTACAGCAGACCATCCCCATACTCCTGTTACTTTTACAGTTTGAGGATATAAACGAGGGAAAAGGTATCGATCAACGGCTAAAATTCGTGTATAAGGCCAACCTCTACGTGGGTTGTTAATTGGTTCTATCATGTAATCTGTTGCGGACCAAATTGTTGTGTAATTGCGGTCAAAGTTATCATCTGTTGCAATTTCGCTAAGCGAAATAAAGTCATCTGTATTACAGACCCACCAATCGTTTGGTGTGTAATAACGAACTACAGGTGCGGCAGTTGTGCCATCTTTGTAAAAAAATCTACCGGTGTAATCATCAATCATTCTACATGCAGCGGCAATTGCAGCTTCTATAGCTAGATCGTCATTGATGTCCTCGATTGCAAGAGCATTCTTGACATCCGACAGGGTGCAATAGGCGTTTGTTAGTGCCATGCGTTATCCTTTTCTCTAATTTAGGCTGCATTGCTCGTTCTAAATCGGGCAAAGCTGTTGCTGTTTGTTTTTTCTTAAATATCTTCATTACTTTGCCGTTCAGTATGATGTCCTTCATGTAACCAGTATCTTTTCTGATGCGGCAATATGGCACCTGTATTGGCGTAAATAGGGAAACCTAAGTGCTTAATTTTGCGGCAGAATAGTAAGTCTTCACTTATCCATTCACCATTTATAGGTCCATCCCAAAACCAACACCAGTTCGTGCCTTGGTTTGGATCTGCTGTTTCTCGCATTTTCTCAAGTACACTACGGTGGACTAGTATGCAACCAGTACCAGCAGCGTCAATCTCAAAAACTGCATTACGTTTGTAGTCATTTATAGGCGCAAAGCCTTTAGTAGTATCATTAAAGATCAATGGAACAGGAACGGGATATAGGTTTTCATTTGCATCCCAAGCTGCAAAATAAAGTCCTGCTACAACTGGTCTATCTTTATCATGAGCAGTTTCAATTAACTTATCAAATGCTTGCACACTTAATTGCTCATCTGTGTCTATCATGAGCAACCAATCAGACTTTGTATTATCTAAAAAAGTTGCAACTACACGATTACGTAACTTACTTAATAAACCGGATCCTTCAATTCTTATGAATGGACCTAATCTTGAACTTCTAGCTTGTGTCAATTGAATCATTGTATATGCCCAAGCAGCATTAACTGAACCTGGATCACACGCGCCAATTGAAACTTTATGTGACGATTTCATACTTACCCCCATTAAAGGTGTAGAGCCGATAAGTCGGGGGAGTCTTACCGGCTCTACACTATTGTTCTAAGCTTTGCTTAGAATGTTGGAGCTACCAAACCGGTGCCTGAGATAATCGAGGCAGCTGCTGGGTAACGACCTGCTGAGAAGGCTGCGTAGCCATAAACAACAGACTTGATTGTCAAACTACCAGCAGTAGTTGCATCAAAGTTCAATGCAAATGGTGTTCCTGGTTGTTCCCAAAGGTGCATTTCAGGTGCTGCAACGCAATAGATCTTGTCTTGATTTGTTGCTGCGCCGAAAGTTGTTCCGACATTTGCATCAGTGATGATTGGAAGACCCATCAATGAGTAACCTGAGTTACCATATGATGTTGCTCCTGCACCAGATGCAATTGTGTTCATTGGACCGCCTGCTGTTGGTACAACAAGTGGACGGTTTGATGAATCCACTGCTGCAATTAGATAAGCTAAGCGGCGTGGGTGCATGATCCAGTGTGTTGGTTGCTGGAATGCAGTTGTCTGAACCTGCTGTACAGCATCAGCGAGCTTAGGATAAAGAAGCTGAACTGTTGGAGCAGTAGATGTGTAAGTGATTGCATTTCCACCAGAATTATCAAGACCAAGAACTGTTCCTGATGTGCCATCGCCGTTTAGGCATTGGCTATCTAGTGTTGTGTGCCATGAACGAATTAGGTCTGCAAGAATGAATGAATCAATTCCTGTACCGCGCTCGATTGCTTGGCGTGAGATGTCTTGCTGTCCTGCAACTGTACGCACATTGATAGTCAATAATGTGTCATCTGCATCAGTGTTTGACACTGCTGAGTTTTGTGTTGCTTGAACTGCAGTTGTTGTACCTGTTGTCATGCGGCTGATATTTAGTGTCATTCCGCTTGCAGGTAGTGTGTGCTTGTTTGTAGCAGCATCCAAGAATGGACGGCCAGCACGTGCAAATGGTGCAGCTAGATCTGTTAGGTACTGTGGTACCACAAGACCATCGAAGTTGCCAGTAGCAACTGCACGATTTTCAACTTTTTCTTCACGCATGTGGCGTGCAAGACGCTCAGATGCAGCAAAGTCATTCTTAAATTGTGCGTTGTACGCATCTTTTACGAATGAAACGTCTGCTTCTGGTGTGTATGTACGAGCTTCAGAGACAACGCGAGCGCCGCCTACTGGTGTTGCAACTGGTGCAACTGCTGAACGGATTTCTGCAGCTTTTGCATCTGCATCAGCCTGTGTCTTTAGCTTTTCGATTTTTGTATCGAGTGAACGTGACTCTTCTACAAGAGCGTCAACCTTCTCGGTCTCCTCTGCAGTAAGGTCGGTACGGTTCTCTTCGGCAACTGCCTCAAGAACTGCATCCATTTCTGCCTTAACTGCATCACGGCGCTCGATTACTTTGTCAAGGTATGACATTGTATTCTGCTCCTTATGAGTTTAATCGAGGTGGTGGCGATAAGCATCACGGCGCTTTTGGGGTGTGAGTCTCGCTCCGACTTCGGTATCTGTTAACTATTTGCTAACAGAATATTATTTTGTGTTATTAACTATTGCTTTTGCTAGACGAAGAGATATAGATCTTGGTACAGAAACTTCTTCTACAAGGTTTTTATCTTCTTCATCTTCCATGTAAGTAGAATCTTCCATGTCGTCTTCGATTTCAACTTCTTGATTTCCTAGTAATTGAGCCATTAGTTCTACTGACTTCATTACATAGTCATGACCTTCACTTAGATCTTCAAAAATGCTTTTTAAGACTAGCAAAGAATCTCCAGATACTTCTCTTCCTTCTTTAACAGCTGTAATAGCATTTTTTAGATGCTCACGAGCTTCGACTGAAGTGGCTGGATAAGCTGGATAAGTAACTACTGAAACATCACCATCAGCTAACGATACTTCTGTTAAAACACGCATAGTGCGGTCTTCGTTCCACTTTTGTCTAATTACACGGAATGCAAAACTCATCTGATCTACGTCGCCTCTAGCAATAAGAGCATGTAAGTCTCTTGCTTCTTGAGTATCTGCTAATTCAGCATTAAATCTCAATCCAATGTCATCTTCAGTCAGCGTCATTGTACCATTTTTAGTACGAGCTAATGGAAGTCCTTCGTGATTGACTAGTAATCTGACATCAGGTATTTCTGTTAATGTTTTTCTAAATGCACCTTTAGCAATTGTTTCAACAAATGGTAGTGGAACGCTAGGACTATCAAACTTTGCTGCATATCCTGACAAGCGTAGCTTTCCATCGTCATCTGCCCGAGTTTCAACATCTTGCACAGTATATGTGCGTCGTTCGATTTTTTTCATTTTGCTCCTTGAGTTTACTTCTCCGCCTGGTTCAATATTCTCAGCCAGAGATGTTGCAATCATTTGGTCGATTGCATCTGTTTTGCTTTGGTGACAACCAATGGTTGTATATGAACCATCTGCTTCTTGTTTTACAGTTGCCCATCCATCACAATCGCTTTGTGCTTGAGAAATGTAATATGGCATTATTCAACCTCGTATGCTGCTTTTGGATCCGCTGGATCGATTGTAGAGATTGGTTGTAATTGATTTGAAGGTAAACCTGTGTGATTCATATCAGGTAAACCAACAGCATCAATTACTGATTTTGGATCAAAACCTACTTGAATTAACTTGGCTGCAATATCGGCACGTAGGTTTAAGCCAACATCTTTTGCATCTGCCGCATCAATATTCTGCAATGGAACACGATATTGATCTCCAGACTCTCCAAGAGGTGCAAGATCTTCTACATAACGGACATCGTTTAGACTCAAGAAACCTTCGCGTAAACCTTTTGTATAGGCATCGTAGCGTTCTAGTGTTGTTCCACGTAGTAGAGCGTCTAGGTTAAACTTAATAAATCCATCTGATTCAGGAAGCAATGGTGATAGTGCTTGTTCTAGTCTTTCGAGTAAAGGTCTTAAAGAGTGCTGAACAAATGATAAGTTCTGAGCTTCAACAGATGCGAATGACATTGCTCCTGCAACAGGATGACCAAGTAAAGATACAGGTACACGGAATAGTCTAGCAATTTCTTCTACACCAAATCTGCGTACTTCTAGCAATTGTGCATCTGCAGCATTTAAAGTAAGTGGCTTAAATGTTGCGCCGCTAGTTAGAATGCCAAGTTTTCCTGCACGATAAGGTCCTGTATGTGACATATTCCAGTTTCGTGCAATGTCAGCGGCTTGCTCTTCAGTCATTTCACCTGGAGATTCAATAACTCCACCAGGATTTGCTGCATTTCCAAAGTAACTCGCTGCATAAACTTCTGCGGCCATAGCAGAGCCTAAAGTAATTCGAGCTGCTGCAATAGGGCCAAGTCCAAGTAACTGTCCAGGTAGTCTAAACATAGGAATGTGTAGCATTTCATTCTTTGTTAGCACCATTGTTTTTACTGACATTGGATCAAAAGGTTGTGCGTTATCATAGAACTGATTTACTGGATCTTGTGCGTTCTGAGCAAGGGTAACAATATACTCAATCTCGCCCATTGGATCAGGACGACGAATACGAACTTGGAGTGGGTTTATGCAGTAAAGCTCTTGAACGTCGCCCAGATCGTCACGTACGGTTAAAATGAATGCATTGCCATGAAGGTTTAGAGAGGAAATTACTTGCTCGTAAAACTCTAAGCGAGTTGAGTCAGGATTTGGTTTGTTAATCCATGCCGGCATATCGCCATATACTGATGCATAATTTATTCTAGAACGACCACGACGGACATAAGCAGAAAGTGGCAAAGAACTAATAGTGTCACCTAATAGTCGAACGCAAGCATAAACAGTTGACATACGAATTGCTGTATCGGAGTTTACATCTACTCCAGCTGGAGTTGCATATAGAGCGCGGCCAGGTAAAAATGGTTCAAGGTACTGATTGTTTGACCTTTTTTCTCCTGCTTTACGCAGTCTATTTGATAGACTCATTTATCTGCCTTTTCTGTGCTTAGTTGATACCAGCCGTCTTCCCAAAGGGTTAACAACCTTTCAAAGTAATCTTGATACTTAGGTGCAATTGCTTTAAGTGAGTATTTTTCTATGGCTTGTTTTCTAATAAAATCTCTGTCAAGATCTTTTACATCTTCTGCAGCTTTAATAAAGTCTGCAAGAGATCTACATCTAAAACCAGTAACTCCGTGGATATTGGTTTCTGTAAAAGCTCCCCAATCGGTTGTGATTGTTGGAGTTCCACAAGTCTGAGCTTCTACTACTATATTTCCAAATGGTTCAATATAAGTAGTAGGTGCAAATAAGGCAATGGCATTTCCCATTAGTTCTGCTCGTTCTTCAGGACCAATATTGCCTATAAACTCGCCGTAACCGGTGCCTCTTTCATTACCTGGACCTGCCAAAATTAACCTTTTGCCTAATCGTTCACATACTTCTTGAGCAATTCTAAAGCCTTTTCGCTCAATCATGCGTCCAATATAGAAGTAATAATCACCTTTGCCTGATCCTTTTGGAAACATTTTAGGCTCAAGGTAACCATTTATAACTGCATCAAAGAATCCACCATCTACTGTGGTTGGGTTTTTATGACCTGCGTAAATTGAATGCATCCATGCATAAGACTCAAACACACGGTATCTTGCAAAAGTTCCGCCATAACCAATACCAAACTCTACTGACATATGATCTGGGAAAGCATCTGCAATTGGTTTGTGAGCATATCCGCCAATAAGACAAATAAAGTCTTTTGGTTGCAACCTTGTTGTCATTTCGCGAACAACGTTTGCATTAAAGATCTGCCAGTGCGGCAGTGTGGTGTCAAACGAGGCCGTCGTGTAGTGACCACCTGCAGTTGCAGCAGCTCGTTGCTTCTCGTTGATGCAAGTGACGAGTTCTGTCACTGGCGCTTCGTTCTGCTCGCCAGCGTAGAGAATGACCTCATGCCCGAGGTCTGTCATCATAATGCAGAAACGCCTCACTTTTTCGGTGAATGCACAACTTGTAAAGTCTTTTGTTGTGTTAGTGTGCGGAAGTGATACGACGTGAAATTTCATTGGTCCCCCGACCTTGTTCATTCTACTACTGCTTCAATCCAAGTAAGAGTCGCTTCGTCCCAAGTGTAACGTTTGCCATCAGTTGGTATCGGAGTTGGAGCTTCCCAAAGGTATGATTCTTTGTTTAACGTCCAAGAAGCAAATGGCTGCGGAGCAGCAAACCCAACTCCATCAAATGTAAAACCGATTCCTGCGTAATTCTTGTGTAGTGGCGTGCCACCTAAAGAATGAACCCCACCGTACGTGTTATACGAAGTTTGCACCCAGCTTCCGCCAAGATTGTCTTCGCACCACTCTTTAGTGTTAGCTACAATAACCTGCGTTACTACACCATCATCAACTTTTGCATAATGAGCCATTACTTTTCCTTGTCTTCTCCGTAAAGAATTGCCTCGTTTACCAACTTAACTTCTCGTTTTGTGGCTATGCCACCTTTTTCGTCAAGCTGAGACTTTGCTGTTGTCTCGTCATCAGCTATGACGTGCACTAACATGTTTACTTCATAGCTAAAACACCGCGTTGGCTTAGTCTCTTTTGCTTTACTCATTTTGTTCTCCCCTTTGTTAGATGATTGCGTATCTAATCATGACTACACCCGCACCGCCATTAGAACCGTTGTTGCTTTCGCCACCGCCGCCGCCGCCTGAACCCGTGTTGGGTCTACCTGGTAGCGATGTGACATTGTTAGGGCTATTTTGACCTCTACCGCCGCC